CATGCTTTGCAGTGCCCGGTGCGCCGGTTGAGGTTTCAAAGTACAAAAGTTTCAATGGAAACAAACATGGGAAAGGCATTGGTCATACCCAAATTATCACGAATAAAAACAAACGTGAAAATACTCGTGATCGAAAGATTAATTTTCTTGTCAACCAGAGTCTGATGGATACCGCCCAAAAACAAAAGGGCGACATGGATGCCATGCGAGAGACCATCAATGACTTGAAAGATGAGCTTAAAATGAATGAGGCTCTTCGTCAGGTTGAATTTAACTCCAAGGAATGGGAAGATTTTAAATACCCGTCCTATAAATATGAATCGAAGCAGGGATGGTTTTATGATGAAACCACAACAATCACTTATAAATTTTTGAAATTGAATAAAATAGACACCATTGATGTTCGAAATGCCACATTCCGTGGATCTGAGTATGTGTTACCAGATGTAACTGCGGTTGTGGAGAGAATTTGTCAGGTTCACCGAGACTATGGTATAGTCAAGTATCAATTTGAACCAGTAACATCAGAAATGGAGGTCTCTTTAGAATTGTTTTCCCATGCATTAGCAAATACAGTGCCTGGCTTAGAAAACTTTAAAATGTTGATAAATCGTGTGCGATCTTCCCTGACTTGTCCCGTTGTGAATGTAGATCGAAAGAAACTTCACAGATTGCGGACTGACACACTGACTTTGTGTACTGATGAATTGTTAATGAATCTATTAAAGATTAACTCTTATGAAGAAATAATGGATTTCGGCGATGGCCCAAAGAAAGATTTGTCCAATTTGGATATAATTATACGGGAAAACCGGAAGATGCAAGCGAGCAAATTCAAGATGCATTTAAGTTTCGCTTACATACTTATGCGGATAATATTAAAAACCCTCCTTGCTCCGTTTCTTTGGGCCCGCATTTTATTGGGGCTATTTTGCCAAAGCCTAATATGTCTTGGGCGCCTGGCATGCTATCTGGTATTAAAGGGCGTGTGGCTAGTAAGCCACCCGTGCCGTCGAAAATTAGAAGACGGAAATTCCAGAGATTTGTCCAACGATATATTGCATCAAATCTTGAGCCACTACCACCCGACACCGATTTCGATTTTGAAACGTGGTTGGCTAATACGAATTATTCTAATGCTAGAAAAACTCAATTGCGCGTACGTTACGATGAGATCAAATCAGACCCAGGTTTGCTTGAAACTAAGAAGTTTGCAAGGGTTAAGATGTTCATTAAGGAAGAATTTTACGAGAAAATTAAAAAGCCTCGTGTTATTTATGCTCGCAGCGACTATGCTAAGTGCTATTTTGGTCCTGTTGTTAAATGCATGGAACATGTGGTTTATAAATTACCACAATTCGTCAAACATATTCCCGTACGTGACAGAGCTCGTTATATACATGATAGATTTGATAATAAATGTCATCAATACATCACTACAGATTATACCAGTTTTGAGCGACATTTCACAAAAGATGTATATGAAATTGTTGAATTTCAAGTTTACAAATATCTATTGTCAAATGTAAGTTTTGGTATAGAGTGGTTGAAACGTTATAAGAGATGTGTGTCTCATATTAATAGGTGTTGTAGTAAGTGGTTTAATTGTAATATCTTGGCGACGCGTATGTCGGGTGAAATGACAACGTCATTAGGCAATGGCCTAGCCAATTTATTGATATTTGAATTTTTAAATCAAGGTCATGAACACGATTGTGTGGTTGAAGGAGATGACTTATTAGGTTACACTTACAATTTTGCGTTAACAGCTGAAGATTATACTAGGCTTGGATTCACCGTGAAATTAGAGATGTTCACTGAATTGAATAAAGCTGCTTTTTGTCAACTTGTGTTTGATGTTAAATCATACACAGTTGTGCCCAATATTATTAAGACGCTACTTAAGTTGCCATATGGCCCTAAGCGCATGGTTGAATGTAAAGATCAAAAACTAATAGAAATGTTTAGGGGAAAGTTGCTTTGTGCCATGGCACAATATCCAGGAACCCCAATCATACAACCATATTGTGCACACATGTTAAAATTAGTTGGTGAAGGTAAAGTGATTCATGTTGATGACCCATATAAATTAAAATTAGTGGGTAATGATTATAGTCAACGTGATATAACACATGAAACTAGACTTTTGGTTCAGCAAGTACAGGGTATAACCATTGCTGAACAAGAGGACTTAGAGAAAGAAATTGAAACCTTCACGCTAGAACCAACATTTTCTCCTGCGGTGTTGAGTAAATGTCCCAATGTTTTGGTAGACAGTTACAAATACATACAAAACAAAAATTGTGTGTATGTGTGGGAGTTTAATAAAAATATACATGGTCAAAAATCGAGC